TGACACATAGGTAAAAAAGAAATTGTTTTTTCTACCACCTTGTAGTTAGAATCAAATTCACTCTGAAATCTTCCAGAAGTATCATATCTAACTGGATTCAAATAGTGTAATATTCTCAACCCATACAATGGACTATCTATCATTCCCAACCCCAAAGTATTCTAATATTCCCCAGACAACAACAATACTGACTACAAAAAATAATATATAACTCATTTCATAACCCTCTTAAGTTCTTTTTCGTCAACTCCATATGTCTTAACAATATTAACTAAAGACTCTATTCCTTTCTCATCTTTACTTAAGATATCAATATAGTCTTTTGCTTCTACACTACTAACCTCATAATATTGTCTAACATAATCAACCAACTTATCATTGTACTTTTTGTTTGCCTTACCCTTTACCCACTTTAGATAAACCTTACCTTGTGGAATAAATTCTTCATAAACATGATATACCTCTTTTGGTCTTAGTAAACCAATGGTATACTTCTGTAATGAATTAACAAAGTCAATCCAATTCATGTTCATAGAAAGATAACGATTAACAAGATAAGTACTGAATGATTTTTCTTCAGACTCAGATAGACTTTCCCAATAACCTTTAGATACTTTCTTTTCTGTAATCTGTTTTATATGGTCAAATAGAGTTTTTGGTTTCATCTACGCCTCTCTTGGCATAAACTCTTTATTAACATGACCACATTTATTACACCCAAATACTTGAACTGGTGCTATAATCTCTTGTCCATTTGGACTCATTATTGCACTAACTTTCTTTATCATAAATACTGGGATAAATACATCATGTCCACACTCATCACACTTGACATCGTCTGCTTGACTTATATCAACATTGACTTGTTGTGGTAATGGTTGTTGTGGTTTCGTACTCATTTTATTTCTCCTAAGATTTTAACAATCATTGACATTACATTTATTTCCTTATCAACAACAGATGTGTCCATATACTGATGTTCTGCTATTATCAATATAACTCCTGCTTTGTGTCCCTCTGCATAAGAATCAAGTTCATCATACAATAACTTATACAAGTCTGTGTAATCTCTGACCTTAGCATCAGCAAGTAACTTACGGATAGAATTGAAAGCAGTCTTCATATCGTCTTTTTGAAGATGTTCAAGTAGTTTTAACTTGTAATCATTTTCAATAACAGACTTTTCATCTATATCCAGAACTCCATCAATGACTTGTCTTTGTGCAGAATTGATAACCCTACGAATATCTGGATAACCAGAATCAATAAGTATCTTAATCTTGTCTACATCATACTTGACATTTTCCATACCAAGGATTGAAGACACTTGTCTTGCCACATCTGCTTTAGATGGTGGTGTAACACCGAAGACTTGACATCTACTTTGGATAGGGTCAATAATCTTTTCTACATAATTACAAGTCAAGATGAACCGAGTATGTCTTGAGAATGTCTCCATCAAGTTTCTTAATGCTGCTTGTGCGTTAGGTGTCAAGAAATCACACTCATCTAATATGATGACTTTGATTGGTTTGAATCCAACGGAAGAAGCAAAGTCTTTGATTTTGTTTCTCATAACATCAACACTATTCTCATCAGAAGCATTGATATACATATGGTCACATTCTATGTTCTTAACAATCAACTTTGCAAGAGTAGTCTTACCAGTTCCTGCGTTACCGAATAAGAGTAGATGAGGAACATCTCCCTCTTTGAGATACCTACTTACTTTTTTCTTTAGATTCTCATTTCCGACATAACTATCCAGATTTTTTGGTCTGTACTTCTCAACCCAAAGTGAATTTTCTTTTGGTGTTCCGAACATTAATTAGCCTCATCTACTGCTACGAAATAGTAATCAGAAGTGTATTCTCCATCAACGAAACTAACATGAGCAAGTCCATTACTTGATACTTTCATTGTTGATGTTTTTGCACCTCTGTTTGCTTTCAACACTTCGTTAAACAAACCAGATGAAAAAGAGACTTTTCCAATATCAGAATACTCTTTTGTATCAATAGTAAATTTAACTTGGTTAGAAGCAACACTTGTGTAACCAATGATTAAAGTTGCGACACCATCTTTACAATCAATAGTAAAGGTAGTAACATCAGGTAATGCTGATTTACCTTTTGTGAAACGAGTAGTGAACTCTGAATCAAGATTAACCTCTACCTCAAACTCTGGTAATTGTTTCAAAGGTGGTGGTGATGGTATGACAGATAAGTCACTACACATATAAGTAACCTTACTCTTCTTATCTTGTGCATGGATACTGAAAACCTTATCATCTGCTTTACTATGGTCAAGGTCTAAGTCTGTATCAAGAACATCTAACAACTTCTTAAATTGAGATGTAGTATACAATCCAAACTCAAGTTTCTCAAATGGAAACTTAGAAAGACTAACTTCACCTAACATAGAACGATTCTCAGATATGAACTTAGTCTTTACACCAGTACCATCAGTTTCCCATTTTACAGACTCAATATTACCACCGAGATGATATTTGTCTATAAACTTTGTAATAACCGATTTATTCATTTATAACTCCTATAGTTAGAAATCAAAGAACTTTGATGCATTTGCAAATGTTGCGTCGGGTACTTGACCCCAACCAAGTGCAGAATAAAAGTCCTCTAATTTGTTTTTTAAGTCTGACACGAAAATCTTTTCGTAGTCAATGTTTTCTTCTATGAAATCAAGTATCTCTTTTGGGTCATCTTCATCACCTTTAAGAGCACAAGTTTCAATACCAAATTTGTTTTCTTTCAACCATACCCACTTTAGTTTGTCTCCATCGTGTAATGGTGAAATGTTTTTATGTCCAAAATACTTCAGTAAGTCATTGTATCTTGCTGCTGCTTTTACATGAGCAGGTGTACCAAGTGCCATTTCAGTAAAAAGACCTTTCTTATACTTAGTAGTATATTTCTTCAATCCTTTAAGACCACTTGGTTTTGCTATATCAATGATATTAGATTTACTAAGATTCTTTCTGAAATTAACCACATCTTGGTCTATCTGATTTCTATCTTTCAACTCTAAAATATCTTTCAACATTCCTTTCATAAAGTTTTTGAATGTCGGTGGAAAGTTAGAACGGACAACATCTAAACCTTTAACCTCAAGTTCATCACAATCAACACCATTGTTATTTATAATCCATTGAGCATATCTTTTCTTTGCTACCCATATACCAGACTTTGCAATAACCTCTTGTTTGATATCAAACCGATGGTCTGTAACATTTAAGAACCTTTTTGCAAACATATCATATGAACTATTCATAAAGTCTTGTACTTCTTTTGATATAACCAAAATTTCCTTTGACATTAACTCGTCATTGTTTTCGTCTATTGATGGATTTCTCTTCTTTACGATTGGTAAAGCAGAATAAAAAACTGAATCTGTATCTATATATATACAGAAGTCATCCGAAACACCCAATTCTTTTTGATAATAAAAATTACCCATCTTCTCTGTATACTTAATCAATGATTGTCCAGTCAAAGTAACTGCTTCTGCGTTGTCTGAATCATAGAATCTAAATGTCGGTAAACCCAAAACACCATACAAAGAATTTAATAATACCTTTTGTACATATTGTCTTGCTTTGAAGTATTGATGTTTCTCTTTATCACCAGAGTTACCATACTTCTTTTCAAGTTTTCTGAACTCAACTCTTTCTTGAAACCATTTGTCAAGTATAGCAGGTATCAAACCATTGTCATCAGTTCTATACAAACAACCATTTGATGCGATTGTAAACTTTGATTCTTCAAGAAACTCATTTAGTCTATCTTTAGTAAGAGATAATTTTTCTCCCTCAAAGTTTACATCGTATGTAATGTCTTTTGATTTATTAAGATAATCTTCAACTTCCCAATCAAGAACCTTACCTACCTTTGTTTCTGGTGATATGTTCAGAGACATAATAATGGATGGATATAGTGAAGTTAAATCCAAATCATATATCCAACGATATAATCCAGGTTTAGGTTCTTTTACATATGCTCCAGTAAACTTATCTGGTCTTCCACCAACCTCTTCCAAAGAACGATGTTGTTTATTAGTAGAAACTACACCAAGTCTCTTTGTGTAGGTCAATATCGCTCCCTCAAGGAATCTTGATGAAAAGAATACATCCTCATAAGGAACATGACCTTTGTGACAAATACCACGAACCAAATCTAAGAACTTTAATTTCTCATCAAGAGCAACAACAATCTTAACATCGTTTAAGTTGTATTCAATAAACTTCTCAATATCATTTTCAAATAAATCATCAAGGTTACCTTGGTATTCAATTTTACCCATACCAACTTCAAGTTTACCAATAGCATCAAGTCTATAAGATGATTGTTCTTTAAATGTAAATTTTCTATATAGAGCAAGATAGTCAAGAACAGAAACACCTGCTATCTTATATCTACCTCTGAATTGATTCCATTGAACATCTTGAATAGGACTCAATAGTTTTGCAGTATCTACATCTTTGACACGAGTGATTCTGTTATACAAGTAAGGAACATCAAAGAACTCCACATTCCAACCAGTTAATATGGTTGGGTCATACTCTCTATATCTCTTTAAGAATGCGTTAATCAATT